TCGGCTACCTCTTCTGCGATGTCTTCACGAGCAACTGTAACCAATTCATCGTGTACAGTCAAAATTACTTGAGCCCCTGGTTCATTAACAAAACAAGAGTGTGCTCTTACCATTGCATATTTCATTAAATCTGCAGCAGATCCTTGAATAATTGTATTAAAAGCCTGTCTTTCTGCTCTGGCCTTTAACCCCTTATCTGTGCTCTTAAGGTCTGGAAGATACCGTTTTCTGCCATAAAGGGTGGTAACGTATGGGGTTGGACGTTTTGCTAAACATTGTCTAATAACTCTTGCTCTGTACTTCCCAATAGTATTAAATTGTTCGGAAAATCTATTTAGTAAATCTTTAGCATCTGAAACAGAACACCCAATACTTTGTGCAATTTTTTCAGGACCAACACCGTATGCGATAGATAGAACAAGAATTTTGCCAGCCTTTCTATCTACTCCCATCGTGTTCCCAATAGTGGTGTATATATCTTCTCCATCTAAATAGTTTTTAACCATAATAGGATCGTTAGAAAAAGAAGCAATAATACGAGGTTCAATCTGAGAGTAATCAGCAACAATTAACTTGTGACCTTTGGGTGCAATAAACAAATTACGTATTAACTTTCCATACTCACCCTCGCTGGGAATATTTTGTAGGTTTGGATCGCTACTAGAAAATCTTCCAGTCTCTGCTCCATGGGGTTTAAAATTAGTATGAACTCGTCCATTAATTAAAAAACTCTTCTTATCAAAAACTTTTTCCTTACCCATAGTAGTACGGGTAACTTCTCCACCTAGATAAGGCATTACATAGGTAGTCATTAACTTATTTAAGTCTTGATATTCTAAAATTGCATCTACTAATTCATCTTTTGCTCTATAAAATTCAAGAGCATCAGAGGAAACAGAGTAGTGATACATAGTTAAATTAATGGGATCTGTTGCTGCAACGGCTTGGCCCCTTGCTGTAAGAGCAATCTTTACTTTTAAGTTAGGTTTAATTCCACGACCCTCTGGTTTTGGAGAAAACAATACTTCTTGTTTTTCTTTTACAGAGTTCATAGCAAAGGGTTTGCCAGTTATTTTCCATGCTCGTGCTTTAGCATCATCTATATCTTTTTCTAACCTTATCTTTAAATCAGTAAGTTCTGCAACGTCTATTGTTGTTCCAGTTAATTCCATATCACATAAAGCAGCAATCACATCCATTTCTAAATCCCAAACTTTTTTTAATCCATTTTGTAATTTTGGATAAAAAGTTTTATAAAGATTCCAGGTAACCTCTGCATCAATACCAGCATACTTTGCTACAACACTAAAGGCGTGGGCTTCAACCTCTGCACCAACTCCTTTTTCAACTTTAACACTTAGTTCTCTTTCAGCACAAGCAGCAAGATTTAAACTTATACGGTTACGACTGTCTATAACAAACGCAGCCATAAGTGTGTCAAAGAAAGGCTTAGATGGAACTACCCCTCTGTAATACTTTGCTATAGATTTTAAATCAAACTTAACATTGTGACCAATTTTTAATTTGTCACTAAAGAATAACGGTTTTAATGCTTTAAAAACATCTCCAGGAAGTAACTGCTCTGGTGGTAAATCAAATACTGGTTTCCATTTGGCTTGATTTTTTGAATAGTCTTCATCTTTTAGTGTCTTACCTGCCGCAAACTTTCTTTGACCACTAAGAAGCATTTCTTTATCCCAATGTAAAAACTCTCCATTTGGATGGCCCATAGGAATTACATCACTACGACCCTCAGTTGCTAATGAAATCCAAAGTACATCATTAACTACGGGTTGAATTCTATTTTCACCCACAGTTTCAACGTCAAATGCAAATGCATTTACGGTTGAATAAAACTCAACTAGTTCTGCTAGTTGTTCTTTTGTTGTAACTATGTTCATTGTCCCTCTTTTCGGTTAGAGAATAGGGGCCTGAAAACGGAAATAAACAGGCCCCTACTCAGTGGAAGCGTATTACGCTACAGAACGAGCAACTTCTAGCATTTCGGAGCGAGGGGTCTCTCGAACTACTTCTGCTGTATAAGGAACAGCGGCTGCTACAAGTTCTTGAACGAGTTCATCGTTCAACTTCCATTCCTCTGCAAGGTCACGACCACGAACGAAGTTGAGGGTAAAGTTCGTTGTAGGTCCTGTTCCCATGCGAGAAACTTCCCAGAACTCTTTTGAAAGAGGTCCTTTGCGCTCATCTTCATGAGCCTTACGAATCAAACGAGCAAGTGTTGGTGGTGCAGTTAAGATTTGTAATCCTTGTGCTTCACCAGTTAATACAACTACATTAAAAGCAAACTTTCCACGAGGCTTGTCACCTAAGACATCGCATAATGGACAGTTGTTTCCTAGACAAACAAAAGATTTTTTACCCTTTGGGCGTTCAATCCAGTGTTGTTCGTATGAAGCAAACGGTTGATCTTCAAGGAACTTAACAAGCACTGGCTCCTCAGAGAATTTAAAGTCAATTGGATAATCACCTTGATTATCTGACTTTAAAAGTGAATCAAAAGCATCCCAGCCCTGTTGAACTGTGGTGCCTACTTTAGGCATAGCATTTTCATTGTCTTCATCCAACATAGATGAAGCCGCAGATGAATGTGCATCTGTTGGTTTTGTTATTGGCATTTATTTCTTCTTTCGGTAATGAGGCACGGAGAATATTTGTATCGCTGTACAAATTTAATTACTACTGGCTCTCTTGGTTTATTGTTTCTTTCCAACGCTGTATTAAAGCCTCGGTCAAATCGTCGTGTTGATTCCACTCTACACGAGCAGTTCCTATCAAGCCCCGCCTGTTGAACTCTTCAACAGCAGATTCAATTAACGCTCTTGTGTACACCCTATTACCCCCAGTCTTTTGACCTTTTACAGTCTTAGACCGAAGTCGATACGGTGCACGGGGAATAAACCCCTTGCGTTCCCATAAGCGAATTGTGACAATGGTTTTTTCTAACGCTTGTGCTAATGCACCGATAGTAAACACCTGAGTCTCTTTACCCGCTAATGTTTTAATAATTGGGTTTGAATCCCAACCATTACTCTCACCGCTTTTACGGCGAGAAACTTTTGGATCTATTTCTCTTCTTTTCTTTTTAGAACCAGGAATATATTCAAGATCGGCAAAGGCTGCCTCTATCTCATCGTTTCCCCGTAATCCAGCCATGGTTAATTCTTATTTAGTATTAAAGCCCAAACAACTTTTTCTGGATACATTAATTCTATTTCTTCTTCGGTTAACTTTCCTTCATACAAAGCAGCCATCAAAGCATCTTCATCAATGATCTGAATAGTTTTATACAACTCATTTTCAAGACCCTTAGACATAATTACATTGTCTGCCATCTCTGGATTTATTTTACGAGTTACTCTGCGTTGTTTTTGAATTGTTTTAACTCCTTCAATTTCAGAAGGAAGTTCAACAAATAGATTACCGCTACCGTCAACTTCACCAGAGGTATCTACGTGTTCAAATATTTGTTCTCTAAGTTTTTTTAGTTCAGATTCAAAAAACTCCATTTGTTTTTTTACAAATATGTATTGACGAGCCTGTGTTTCAAAGTCATCTTGACCAGCAACTCGTGATTGTTCTTCTTTTACTCTTGCCATGTTAACCCCCTCAAGGTCGTTGCTTCTGTAGGAAACCTATCAGACTTCCTACAGTTAGGTCAATTCCACCTTTAGAATTGATTCCTGCTCCATCAAGTACTGCATCTGCAACAGCGTTTTTTTGCTGAAGCATTTCGTGTTGACGTTCTTCTATTGAATTAGCCACCACCAAATCCTGTATTACAATGCTTGGCCATCTGCTTGAGGCTCGTTTTATTCTGCCATTCCTTTGAACGGCTAACCCTGCAGACCAAGGTAGATCATAATTTACTAATAAGTTTGCTACTGGTAAGTCGACGCCATATCCACCAGCATCTGATGAAATAAATACTCGACATTCTGGATCAGTTAAAAACTTTGTTTTACTTGCTTCTTTTTCTTTAGCATTCATATTTCCAGTATATAAAGTTCCGCCAACAACTTCTTGAATCCTAGATAACATACCTACATAAGAAGTAAAAATAACAACTTTTGCTTCTGGATCTGTTTCTAAATGATCTAACACATAGGTTTTTAATATATCTAACTTTGGATGTTTGATTAAGTCTTGTAATAGATCTCTGTCTTTTAATCCATAGATGTATGCACTTCCATCTCCATCTTGCTTTTCAAATTTTGCAGCACTATCTAATAACAGTTCTGGATGATCACATACCATTCTTAGTGCAGTTATTTTGGACATGATAGATCCACGTAACATATCTGCTTGACTTCCAGGTTTACTA